TTGGCTGGATATCCAATCGTGTTTTGCCTGCCAGTGAATCCCGCATTGCCAGCAGCCGATACGACAATCGATCCTTTGCCCCATGCGTATTTCAATGCGTCTTGCATCGGAGCGTAAGGACTGTCCGATCCGAGCGACATCGATATCACATCGGCACCATTGTCCGCCGCCCATCGGATCCCCTGAGCGATCGCCTCAGACGAACCACTACCGCGATTGGATAAAACCTTTCCGACCATCAGAGATGCTGCGGGAGCCAGTCCGATACCGTCCCTTCCAAGAACAGTTCCGGCGCAATGGGTTCCATGCCCGTTGCCATCTCTCCAGTTTTCACCTTGGATGAACGACTTCGCCTCCACTGGCTCTGGGAGCAGGTCGTGAGAGTTCATTCCAGTGTCGAGGATAGCCGCACGGATGTTTGCACCTGTTCCTCGCTTCCAAATCGGCTCAAAGATCGCCTTTGGCAAGTGCCAGAGGTTTTCTGGAGCAGCGAAAAACTGAACACCAGAGACCAAATCTGGCGGCAAGTGAACAGGAGGGCTAGTGTCTCGCATGTTGGATCTCGACAAGGATGATTGCGAAGAAAAAAGGGGAGCAGGCACCTACCTGCCCCCCGTAGATCTCAAACAGAGACGCTTAGGTCAGCATTTGAGCGCAAGCAATCCAGTCGACCTTCATGTTCAACGCGGCGTTGCCAGCGATGTCCTTGATTCCGATGATCGGAGCAAGAAGCACATCGTCCGGGAAAGTTGCCGCATCGATCTCAGAAGCCGTGAGGCGAGCAGGAGCCGAAGCGGTTCCAGCCAGAGAACCATTGACGAAATACTCAACGGTCTTCGGGATAGCCCTGTAACGGAAGCCAAGCTTGACGTAGGTGTCGGCGACCATTGTGGCGATCGCGTTAAGCTTCGTCTTGGTGGCACCGTCTTGGTAGGTCTGACCGTCTGCCTTGTAAGCACCGTCAACAGCAGCCCCCTCGGCTTGAAGATGCACGAACCCGAGGAAGTTCTTGTCAGCCAGAGCACCAGTGGTGTCGGCAAACAATCCGTCCGTCGCGCCCATGCTGACTTCGCCAAGACCAACTGCCCACGACCACTTAGCCGCAGTGATTGCACTGACGCTAAGTCGAGTCTCAAACACCAAGTCGTTGTTGGCAAGCAAGAACGGAGCACCCAAACCGCGACCCCATTGCAAGACAGCTTCGTCGTTTGCAGCGTTTCCGTCGATCGCAAGCTGAATCAAGCCCTTTTCGGTGGCGGTGTCAGCGATCTGCTCGATCGAACAGCCGGTTCCCTCAAGGATTCGATACGGGCCTTCTGCCGTGGTAGCCTGGAACGAATGGAAGTTGTCAAAGAACCCAAAAAGAGGATTCCCAGACTGACCATAGTCAGGGCCGCCGAGCGGATTAAGCCGGAATGGAGCAGGAAAATTTCTCCACAACCTCCCACTTGGAAGGTATCCGATGTCAAGTTCGTCCCATGTAAGCATGATTTTTTCCTTTATGGAAAGTTGCGGGATTGTCCCAGCTTTGGGTGGGCGTTGTCCCAGTACAAAAAACTGGCGGGCGAATTTACCGTCTGCCCGCCAAAGACGCTTCTGTTCAACCTGCTGACTTTATGTCAGCAAACTTACTAGGCGGTTTCGGTCACGGTCTGAGTGCAATAGCCACGGAAGTTACCGCGACGATTGAAGCAAACCATCTGTACCGAGTCGTCCATGCAGCGAACGCGAACGTTGCTCATCTCTGGGTGCTGGAACGCTTTTCGCTTACGCATTTGCCGACCGGCAGCGTAGTAAGCCTTGAAGGTCGCCCAGTTCACTCCGAGGATGACGCCATCGGTGCGAGCGTTGACGCTATTCTGGTTCGTCCAAGCTGGAACCCAGGTCATCGGAACACCACGGACATACACGGTTCCGCTGTGAGCAGCCATGTCGTCCCCGATGTTATCGTTGCCGAGCTGGAGCAATCGACGACCAGAAGCCAAGACGCTGTGAGTGGTCAACAGTTCCCAATCGCTTCGCTTTTGGCTAACGATGTCAGGACGCTGAACAGGAGGCGTAAATTGGCAAAGATCCATCGAGTTGATAACCTTCTCGACAAAATCACTGCGGCTCACCGAAGTGTAAGGGAACGTTCGGTTTCGCCATTGTGGATACTGGGTGCAGGAGATACCCCCAACACCGTTATAACCCCAACCAACAGGCTCAAATCCGTTGAACCCTTCCGGAGCGTTGTTCTCCGTCACGCTGTCATTCGTGGCGGTGATCCACCAGAGCAACGACGCGACCGAGAATGGAGTTTGAGTTGGTGCAGTCGGCCCAGGGCCAAACACCAAGTCTTCCATGCCCGTGTAGAACGAGGTCATGAGATCTCGCTCCATATCCTCGATGTAGTCATAGATCTGCTTTCCGCCGGTGCGGAAGATCTCTTCGTCGATGTCGTAGTGGTAGTTGTTCGTGGTCAACGCCCACTTCAACTCGCCCTCGTCCAGAGTGTTCACGCGAGTCGAGGAGTCTCGGTGATACAGTCCGACCGTCTGGAAGTTGTCGTTGGTATTAACCTTGACCTTCCACTTGCACTGCGACGTACTCATCGTGTCTTTTTTCAGGTTGCCCGAGAAAAGACGCGAAGCATACTTGTACTCCTGCAACGACAAGGACAAATCCTGTGCTGCAAGCATCTCCTCACCAGCGAACTTCTGGTGAATACTGTTGACGAAATCGTCAATTTGCTCAATCGATAGTGCCATTTGGCAACTCCTTTACTGGTTACGACCTTTCGAGCTCTCGATAGAGCCGATCTGCTTCCTCGCGAGGATCTTCGCGTGGAGGCTGAGGTCTTGTCGGGCTTCCACCCTGACGAAGCTGGCTCTGCCTTGAGACTTTTTGGGTCTGCTGTTTCAAACGTTTCTTGGTGATTTCGTCCGCGAAAACCATGTTGGCTACACGACCAACTAGCTTATCGTTTAGTTCCGCAGGACGACCGAGGCGTTCAAGACCAATCAGTTGCGCTTTGACAGCAACATGAAGTTCTCTGCGCCGCTCGAGTTCTTCGTCGGATTCACTCCCGGTTTTCCCGAAAAGATCGGAAAATCCAAGTTGATCGACGTAGCTGTCGAACTGTTGCTCTTCGGCTTGAGCGTTCACATCAGCAAACCTCGCTTCGAGCACCGACAGTCGTGATTCGTAATGATCACGCAGTCGAGTAAACTCATCGACGATCTCGTCGTCATAGAGATCCTTGCTAAGCGAAACCTCATACCGATTGCTATCCTTTCCGACAGCATCTTCTTGCTTGGCTTCTTTCTTGCTGAATTGACCCTTCTCGTTTCGAGTCGAGCCTTCGTCGCTGTCAGCCAACGCCTTGCGTCCAGCCTCAAACGCCTTCTTGTCAAGCAATTTCAGAGCCTTATCCAACTCCTCGCGACTGGCAAACTCCGACAAGTCAGACTCGTCGATACCATACGCGGCAACCTCGGCTATCACCTTGTCGTTGATCCACTTGGGAGCACGCGACTCGTCGCCGGAAACCTCGCCTTGATCATCATCATCGGCGGAACTGCTGGAATTGTCCTCAGCAGGTGTTTTGTCAATTGACGCGGTGTCAGTGATGATTTCCGCATCAGACTTGCGATCGCCCATACGCTCTCTTGCCACCTCTTCAACGATGGTGTTCGCGTATTCCTTGATTTCATCGCTCGTCATGTCTTCATTTAACTCGATAGTCTTACTCATCCCCATAGCCTCCGTCTAAATCCCTTAAACCGCGCATTCGCAGAAATTCGTTGCGTGCGCGACGACTTGTAAATCGAACCTGACCGCTATTCATTACAGCGGCACCCTGAATCCCGTGCCTTTTGATCAGATCTCGCGTCTCTCCAACCTGACTTTTCATGACACCACACCCATCGGAAACCAAAGGGTTGTGCTCGGTGTAGGTATTTGCCGCCATGGCTGGTCTTTCAAGCCAATCTGGCTTGCGAGGAACAAGCTTCTCAAGCTCTTGCTCAGTGACAAAATTGCCTTTGTACTTGTATTTGACTGTGCTCATCATCCAGCCCCCTGCAACATCGAGTTTCTTTGTTGCGAATTGATTTGCGGGTTTCCGCCCATCAAGGTTTGTATCAATGCGTTGTTCCTGGCGGCTTCTGTGCCACCACTACTGATGTTCCTTCGGATTGTCTCCCTGGTTGTCGTCGGAGACTGGCGAATCGTGTTTTCGTCGCCACCAAGCATGTCTGATGGGTTTGCAAACGTGATGAATCGCTTGAACTCTGGTCGATTCTTCAATCTTGCGATCTCGTCAACAATTGCCTCTGCGTCAATCGAGGCTCCCGATGCCTGGAACATCGGCCAAAGCGGTGCGATCTCACGCAACACCTGAAAGAGTTCTTGGAGTTTCTGCTCGGGAGTCTTGAAAACCATGGAGTATGGTTCCACTCGGAACTCATAATCATCAAAGATTCCTTCCCTGTAACCTGGAGTCCAATCTGAATTAACTTCGATACCAGTGTTACCAACAGGCATAGAGGTTTTGAGCTCAAGTGTCGAATCCTCCCACATAAGACGACCAAGATCCAAGATGCAATCCGAAGCGAACGAAACTACCGACATTCGCATGTCCGCTACGTTCTTCGATACGTTTCCGTGAATCAGTTCTTCCTGACCGAGTGTCGATGCCTGCTGCCCAAGCCCACCCATTGCCTGAAGGTTTCCAGCGAATCGATCGTATTCCGACTGCAAGAAGGTCGCCAAAGCCATGTCTCTCTGGTCGATACCTCCAACCTCGAATTGCTTGATCTGATCCGGGCTCCTACCCCTGTACCAACCATTGCGCTCTGATGTCCTGATTCTTTCTGCATCATCCTCCATCCCTGGTGGATAGATATTCACCTTGCGATGGGAGTCAGAATCATCCTCCATTCGCCTGTGTAAGCGGTTCTGTAGATCGTGCATCCCCTTTAAGTTGATCGCCGGAGACGTTGGTATCACATTGTCAGGAGTGTCCCCTAGAGACAGGAACTTGTACGGGCCAGCTTGCGATCCGATCCAATCGCGCTCGATTAGAGGCGGTAAATCCTGTTGATCGCAAACCATGGTCGCAATGGAGTTGTTCTCCGCGATCCATACGTCCATCAACCAAACCATATCCTTCAGATCGTCATCCTCGGCACTACCCCAGTCGGATCCAATGTCCCTGACTGCACCGACGGAATCCTGATGCTGCCTGGAGGTTGGTTTTAGCTTGTCCTTGACCTTTTTGTCGTACCCAGGCTCATCCATCACCTTTTCATAGTCAGCTCGGTAGCGATGACCGCAATACCGCATCTTGCTGAGTTCTCGGGCTGGCATGTCGAGTATCAAATCGTCGATTGATACGCGATTGAACCACGGCTCACCTGGATCGAGCCAAACATCTTCCTCGGCTTCAAGCAATCCATGAAAGCGAGTGTCAGTGTCTCGCATCATGACTACGCCACAGCCAAGGCAGAAGAACGCATCCATAACGATGGCTCGAAACGTCTTGTCGAGAGCCATATCGCTGATAAGCTTCTTGAGATTTACCTCAAAACGCCTTGCGAACGGAAGCATTTCCATTCTTGAGGTGGACACCAACACGCTCGGATTGTTGGCGGCGAGGGCAACCGTATAGATACGTGCCGTCTGGTTCATCAGATTAACCAGAGTCTTGTTCTCTGCGCCTGATTCGGCGTACCAAGAACCGACATAATCCCTGATCAACTCTTTGCGGACGCGACGGAATGGCTCCATCGCATCGCGAGACGAGCGAATCGCTTTCAGGAGTCTGCTTCGTTTTTCAGGGTTTGATAGGTCGAACATTACCAGTCGAATTAACTTCGGATTGTTCCGGTCGATTTTGGCTGGGTCTTAACTCCAACACAAAACTACGCCTTGCGATCAGCTTATTTTTTTACGCTAGTGCCCTGCTTCGATCCATCAAGGACAGCTTTTGCGTTTGTTAGGTTTGTGCCTGCTTGCGACCAAAGCATTGACTTCTTTGCGTCTGTCGCAGCCCTACACTGATCCAGTGTCCTTGCGAGTGCAGAGTTTATCTTATCAAAAACCTCGTCCCCTGGCTTCAAAAACCCGTACGGTGCTTTCTGATAAGCAAGCTGCAAAACGGATTGAGAATAAAGCTGCGCCGCTTCAGGGTCAACCGAAGCCTTCACCTGATCGGCAGCCTTCCCAATCGTCAATTGAATTTTTTCGCTTAATTCTTCAGTCTCCATCACACACTTTCAGGTTTTATCCTTGAATCTTATCGTAACACATCCCGTATTCCGAATTTCGGGCTGCCAGAACTGACTACTCGTCGCTCCTGACGTTCTCTCCATAAAAAACTACCATACTCTGGAATCTGTCCGTTTTCAATATCGCTGTCAACTTTAGAATCCAAATTCTCACCAGAAAATACCAACCAAGCACCAGCAGCAGCGATCGCTCGGTCGCCGTGGTTCTTCTCGGTCGCACCCTTGTTCTTCGTCGGCGAGTGGATGATCCTTCCATTTTCCCACTCGTACTCACCGCACTCCTTGAGCATTTCTTCCGATCTTGGAGTGTAATCGCCCTTCTCCATCGCCAAAGCGAACTGCTCAAACATATCGGCTTTGTCGGCATCCCTGCAAGGAAAACCAGCCTTCCTAGACTTTTTCTGCGATCCGAGCTGCGTAACGTCTCGGTAGAAGATGTTTCCGTAGTTGCATACCTCGACGACCTCTTTGGCAAAACCACCCGAGACACCTGAATCCTCCCAGCCAAGCAATGCTTTGCGCATCCAAAGGCACAAGCCGACGACCATCCTGGCGAATGGGCGTGGCTCAAGCCCTTTGATCACGTACTCGAGTATTTCTTCCCCGGTTCGATTGTCGATACCGGAGGCTACTGAGTTGGACGAGTATGCACCGACACCACCAGAGGCGATGTCGCAGGCGATCGTAAACGGCCCAAGCGGTGGGCTGTTGTCTATCCCGGGCTTGAACCACAGCGACAGTGGCCCATCGTCCCTTGGGACTAGACCTTTGAGCTCGAGCGTTTCGCTGTCAAATATCGGCGTTCCTCTCCAAACAGGCTTCTTGCCGTGGTTTTTCTTCATCCGATCGAGCAGGTCTGGCGAGAAAACCTTACCGGAGGATCCCTTGGCATCCATGTCGAGCTCGCGTGCGATGTACCGAGGCGTAGCCCCGGGAAGCAGGCAGTGAGAGTCGTACCAGGGCGATCTGAACTTGCCTTCGATCTTATGCCCTCTCCTTTCGATCGCTCGCAACTCCCTCTCGTGCGTTGAGACATATTTTTCAACCTGCTCTTGCTCGTCTGGGTTGATTGCCGTCACAACACCGTCTTTTTTGATGTACGCCAGTTTTGCGTGCTCTGGGTTCTCTTTCCAGTCAAGTGCGTAGACTCTTGTGTTGTCCGGATCGGTTGCCGACTCGTAAAACACACCCGTATCGGCACCGAACGTCGAACAGAGGAATATGCAGTTGGTCACGTGAGCAACCGAGCTCATGATCCTGTAATCGATTCCGTTAGCAATAAACTCCTCCGATCCAACTTCGTCGAACGCAAAGAGGGTGGTTCTACCACCCCGGGCAACGTCTGCCGTAGCCGAGTAACCGATCCATATCGCGTCGGTTTTTGGGATCCTGATCGTATGGTCGGTGATATTTCTTTCGTATGGCTTTCCGTCCATCATCCACACCGGCAGCTTGTCGAGCATGTCCGAAAGTTTGTTCATTACCGCTGACGGATCCTTTGAATCGACCGTCTTTTCGTTTCGAGTAACAAGACCTGACGAAAACCCCTTGTCGGTGAGCGCCCTACGGATCTGCACTCCGAGGTACGTGTAGGTTCCACCTTGAGCTCGGCTCTTCTTGAGTGTCACCGACA